CGCGCGTGCTGACCCTAACGGCGCGCGGTGCATGGGTTGACATCCTTTGCATTCTGCACGGCTCATCGACGCGCGGAACAACTAAGTTCCCAGCCCGAGGATGGGCGCGCATCATGGGAGTTCCGGAAGCCGATTTCTTGTCTGCTCTCCGCGAAATCGAGGACATGAAAGTCGGCGACGTGATACGGGACAGTAACGGAGATGTAACGCTTACCTGTCGCCGAATGATGAATGAATCTATTACGCGCACACAGACTAGGTTACGCGTTCAGAATCACCGAGAAAAAGAACGTAACGCAGGATGTAACGCATCGAGTAACGCGGATGTAACGCGCAATAAGTCAGAAGTCATAAGTCAGAAGTCAGAAGCTAAGAATAATACAGCGCCGGTTCCCGTCGCGGGGGGCGATGAAGCTCCTGCCGCCGACTGTCCGTTTCCGCGAGAGGTCGCGAAGAAGCCCGACGCGAAGTTTCGCGCCGAGTCATCGGAAATCCCGTCAACGCTCGCGACCCCTGAGTTTGTCGAAGCGTGGGCCGACTGGTGCGCCTACAAGCGCGAGCGCGGGCAGACGCTGAGGAGCCGCACAGCCAAGGCTCAACTTGCCGAGATGAATTGTTGGGGCGAAAGCGTGGCGGTCGCTGCGATTCGCAAGAGTATCGTGAACGGATGGACCGGAGTCTTCCAGCCCGACGCAAACAGCACGCGCGCCAAGCCGGTGGAAAAGCTCGAAGCACGATTCGACATTTTTTGAACACAACCCAATGAACACACCCACACCGCGCACCGACGCCGCATGGACATCGTCGTTTGAAGGAAAACAACTGAGCGCAGGCCAAACCGCACGGGCATTGCGCGAATGCTCACAAAAACTTGAATCAGAACTTGCCGCGCTCCGCGCCGACCTCGCCGCTGAGCGGGCGCGGTTGGATTCAGGCCAGATACTGCTCATCGTCGCAGGCGAGCGAGTCTGGCATTGCGGCGTTGATTTACGCGCAGCCATCGACGCAGGGATGAAGGAGGGTGCGCAATGACCGCCTCCCGCACCAAATACTGGCGCGAATACAATCGAAGAAACGCCGCTAAAAAACGCGAGCAGCACGCAGCATTTCGCGAGCGCAACCGCGAGAAGATCAACGCTGGCAAGCGCGCGGCTCGGGCTGCGGGGAAGTTCGCACCACGTAAGGCCAGCGCAGTTCGGGCCGTGAAGCCGAAGGTCGCGAAGCCGAGCACGGACGAGGGCAAGGCCGAGGCGCTGCTGACGCTGCGCGAAAAGTTCGCGGCGTTTCGGGCAAAGCGGGCGGAGGGGAGGGGATGAGCACGCCAATCCATATCCTTTCCCTCGGTGCGGGCGTGCAGTCTTCGGCGCTGGCGCTTATGGCGGCAGCGGGCGAAGTCACGCCAATGCCAACGGCTGCGATCTTTGCGGACACGCAGGCCGAACCGCAAAGCGTTTATCGCTGGCTCGACTGGCTCGAAAAAGAGCTTCCGTTTCCGGTGCATCGCGTGACGAAGGGTTCTCTGACCGACGCTCAACTCCTCATTCGCAAGCGGACGAAGACGGTCGGCAAGCCGTGGTCAAAATCATTGATTCCGGCTTTCATTAAAAACCCTGACGGCACAAAGGGAATCATGGGGCGAGGATGCACTTACGATCACAAAATCCTTCAGCTCCTCAAAAAGGAGCGAGAACTGGGCGGAATAAAACGCGGACAGAAAACGGTCGGCGTTGTGAGCTGGATTGGCATTTCGCTCGATGAAGTGGTGCGCATGAAATCCTCGCGCGAGCGATGGGTTGAAAACCGTTGGCCACTTATCGAAAAGGAGATGACACGCCACGACTGCCTGCGCTGGATGCAGGCTCACGGATTCCCAACCCCCCCCGCTCGGCGTGCGTCTATTGCCCGTTTCATTCGGATGCGGAATGGCGTCGCCTGCAAAAAGACGAGCCTGCCGAATTTGGTCGGGCCGTGAAATTTGAACTTCAACTGCAAGCCGTGAAAAAAATCAGCGATAACATGAACGGCGTTCCATTTTTGCACGCCAGCCTCAAGCCACTCGGCGAGGTCGATTTTAGCACCGACGTGCAAAAAGGCCAAGGGATGCTGCACGGCTTCGGAAACGAGTGCGAAGGGATGTGTGGCGTATGACCGCGCAACCGATGGCCAGCTTGCTCACCGGCGTCGTTCCTGAGGGTTTCTCGGGCACTCCGTTCGACGGTGAAGCTGCAACCCTTGCTTTTCTCACCGAAGCCCGCAAAAGGGACGCAATCGCCCGTTTTGATTCCGCTGTTCCGCCGGCGATGCGGGAATCGGACTGGGGGCACGCTGGGATGGTCGCGAACCGCGCCCAGATCGAGCGTGTGCTGGCGCATCAGGTCGGGGCTAAGGGGCTGCTGCTGAGCGGGCGCACCGGACGGGGCAAGACTAGGTCAATGTGGGCGCTTATGCGTCGGCTGGCGCACGAGGAGGCGCGGGACATCCGCTATTTTCACGCGGGCGATTGGTTCGCGACGTTGCAGGGATGCCTGAACTACGGGCGCGACGACGCGCGGGGATGGGTCGATGCCGTGGCGCGAAGGCCGATCGTGTTTATCGACGATCTCGGGCAAGAGGCGATCCAGACCGCGCGCAGCGAGTGGGCGATGTCTTGGTTCATGCGGTTCCTTGATATCAGGGTTAGCGAGCGATTGCCGCTCTACGTCACGACGAATCTCGACGCGCAGGGGATTGCCGAGCGTGGTGCATCGAGCGTGCGGGGCGACCCGATGGTGCGGCGGCTGATCGAGATTTGCGAGCCGATCAAGTTTGTTTAAATGAACGCCATTAATAATGTCACGAACGGGAGAAGGCTCGATCACATGAAGCCTAATTTGATCGGGGTGTATGCTCTGCATCTCGCGGGAGAGATTGTTTACATCGGCCAAGCGCATTGTATGCGGTCACGAATTCAACACCACCAGCGAGACAGGGATAAGAAATTCGATGGGTATTCTTTTGCGAATTTATTGCCTACTCTTGAGAGGATGAATTACCCAATAGGAAAGATGTATCTTGATTGGATGGAGTGCTGGGAAATCGCCCGAGCGGAGCCTATCTTCAACAGACGAATTCCGAAGATGCGGCAGATTGAAATGATGATGCCTTTAGGGCTCATCCGATTTTGCGCAGATGTCTCCGAGCGAGAGGGAGTCACGAACGATGACGACTTTTTGCGTTTGAAGGAATCGCTTCAAACTGTCGCCGGTCGCAAATTAAAGATTGATTCGATTGAGCATTCAGCCCTTTGCGCACGCACCCAATTCGAGACTTGACAAGCGACGCAGGAGGGCTGAAACGGGTCGCGTGCGCGGCACAGACAACAAACCCAAAAGCATCAGCGGCCACGCGTGGGCGAAACACAAGCGACTCAACGCACAGCTCACGCGCGGAGGCCGAAGGCGGAGAAACACAACATGGAAACGAACACCAATGACCAGCGCGAGCTAGAGGCTTTGCGCTTTTCCTCGCGGGCGGCGCGAGCGATCACGACGCTTGAGGTGCAGCGGAAGGCGATCGGGCGCGAATACGGTGAGCGCATTAAGAAAATCAAGGCGCTCATCCTGATCCTGCAACAACGCGAAAGCCTCGGGCAAATGGGTATTGAGGGAATTGACGCGGTCGAGATTACGCCTGAGCTGAAGAAACTGATCTACAATCCGGTCGGTGACCTTTCGTGAACTCGATCACGGCTGCCGACTGGGCGACGAACTGCGTGGCGACCTACGACGCAGCGCGCGGCACAGCACAGCTATCCTGCGAAATCATGGAGCGACTGGTCGAGATGCACGAGATGCGGCACACGAGTGCGGCGGATCTTTGCCGGCGACTCGGCACGCTCGCGGATCTCTCGCCGTCGATGTTTTTGACCACGGTGCGGCTGGGGTCGGGGGACGTGCACGCGGTGCGGCAGTCCTTCGCCGAGATGGCCGAGCAGACCGGCAGGACGCGGCAGGCGCTGCATTACGAGTGGGCGCACGAGGTCGCGAAGGTGCGCATGGTTTTCCCTGAGCTCGCGCAGCTCATGGCCGATTACCGGCAGTCAACGGACGAGCCTGAGCGGGGCGATTCGGAGGAAGGGCGGTGATCGCACGCATCGAGGCGCGGAGGGGCCGAGAATCGCACGCAAGGGGCGTTTGCGGGGCTATGGGGCAGGGGGGTGGCGTGGGGGTTAGTAGACTTCTAGGGGTGGGCAAAAGGCGCGGGTTAATCGACCTAGAGCAATTTCCCCCATTTCGTTTTTTTGACAACCTTTACACATGAACTTTGAAACCATCGCGGTCGCCGACCTATCGCTCGACCCAAGCAACGTCCGCAAACACTCGCGCCGGAACTTGGACGCGATCAAAGCCAGCCTGCGCAAATTCGGTCAGCAGAAGCCCATTGTCGTGGACGCCAAGGGAATCGTCTTGGCCGGCAACGGAACGCTCACGGCGGCAAATGAACTCGGCTGGACCGAGATTCAGATCGTGCGCACCGAGCTTGCGGGCGTCGACGCCACGGCGTTTGCCATCGCGGATAACCGGACGGCGGAGTTGGCGGAGTGGGAGGAGGACAAGCTGAACGCGGTACTAAAGTCTTTGCAGGACGAGGGCATTGACTTGGCTGATCTTGGCTACTCGCCGGAAGACCTTGGGCAATTTGCGGCCAACGCGGTCGGGATGCCAGAGCTGGCAAGCGGGGACAAACAGCCGTTCCAGCAAAAGACGTTCACGCTTCACGATGAGCAGGCCGAAGAGGTTGACACGGCGATTGTCAAGGCGAAACAAATGGGCCACGGCAAATCTAGCGTGAACGAAAACAGCAACGGCAACGGGCTGGCGTTTGTCTGCCAATCATTCAACCAAGCGAATCCGTGAGCGCAAAGGACCTAGTGGTGAAGCCGATTAGCTCGCAGGACGCCGCGCGGATCGTGAAGGCGTGCCACTACTCAGGCAAGGTCGTGCAGAACTCGCAACTTCACTTTGGCGTCTTTCTTGACGGGAAATGCGGCGGGGCTATGCAGTTCGGGCCGTCAATGCGCAAAGACCTAATTGCACCTCTTGTCTCAGGCACCGGATGGAACGGGTTTATGGAACTTAACCGCATGGCGTTTGCTGACTGGCTCCCGAGGAATTCGGAAAGCCGAGCCATCGCCGTTGCGATTCGACTTATCCGCAAGGCCTACCCTCACATTGAATGGATTGTATCCTTTGCAGACGGCACGCAATGCGGAGATGGAACAATTTATCGGGCGAGCGGATTTCATCTCATCGGAATTAAAAAAAACACCGAGCTCGTAATCAACCCCAAGACAGGGGAGACGATGGCGACGATGGCGGCCTATCACAAAGGATTTGCGTCACAGATTGCGACATGGGAAAAGCTATCTGGCTTTATGCTCCGATACATCTACTTTCTCGACCCGACCGCACGCGCTCGCCTAACCGTTCCAATCCTGCCATTCAGCGAAATTGACAAGCGCGGTGCGGGAATGTACAAGGGCAAGCAGAGAATCCAATCACGCGCCGGAGGTGACACCACGGACACGCCAGTCTTCCAGACTGGAGAGGGCGGCTCGACACCGACCACGGCGCTCCAATCTGAATGACCGACCCCGAGCAGTCACCGAGCGAAATCCTCGCGCGCCGCAACGTCCAAAACATCGCGGTAAAACTCAAGGCCGGCAAGACGCTGACGACCTCCGAGCGCAAGGCGCTGAACGATTTCCAGACCGGCCAGCTCGACGGATGGGTGAAGGACCTTAGCACGCTCGCGAAGGAACTCGGCCTTTCGCGCCAAGCCATCTACGACGCCCGCAACCGCTTCCCTGACGCACCGAAAAAGCACGAGGACGGACGCCGCGAGAACCTCGCAGCGTGGCAGCAGTTCTGCGCGGAGAACGTGATCGGCAAAGACGTGGCGACGAAGAACCTCGCCGAGCTCAAAGCCGAACTCATGCGCGAGCAAATCCGCCTCGCCCGTAGCAAAAACGAGCGCGAAGCCGGTGACGTCATCGACCGCGAAGTCGTCGAGGCGATGCTGGTCACTCTGGGCCAAAAGCTCAACCTACTCCTCCGCCTCAAGCTCGAAGTCGAGCTGGGGCCGCGCGGCGTCGGGATGAACGCGGCGGAATTGAACGTCGAGGGCGGCGTCATCCTCGGCGAGATTCGCGAGGTGATTAACGCAAACATTGCGACGTTCGAGGGCGAGGCGCTGGACAGGTCTCGGGGGGCGGATGCGATTATTTGAAATAAGTGTTGCAATCAATCAAGCAGTGAATCAGCTTAGTCACATGAGCCACATCCTCCTCACCAAGACCCTCACCGACGGCCGCAACCTGACCATCACCTGCAACGGCACGATGCACGTTACGGCCACGATCAACAGCGCGGTTGTCTGCACCGCCGCCATCGACCGCCGCGCGACCGTCACCGGCGCGGCGCGCATGACCAAGCTGCCCGCCGAGGTCGTTGCCGTTATCGGTGGCAAGATCGCTCTCAAGGCTGCGGACCTCGCCACCATTGACGCCGCGCTCGCCGTCAGCCCCTACGCTGTCGCCGCCAAAATCCAAACCGCAAAGGTGTTGGTAAGCGTCAAGCGCGAGGTCGAGTTTGAGCGCGAGCAAAATGAAATCGCGAACCGCATGGGATGTGGAGATGTACACGCATGACCGCCGGCGGCAAACGCACCGGCGCCGGCCGCAAGCCCCTCCCGCCCAACCAGCGGGCCGTCGGCGTCACGATGCGCGTCCGCCCCGACATCGCCGCGCGCTTCGCCGCGTGGTGCACGCTGCGGGGCGTGAGCCAGTCGCGGGCGTTCTCGGAGTGGGTTAGACGCTCGGCGCGTGAATCGCCGCAAGGACTGTGACCCATGCTGCGCGTTCAAGTCATCTGCTTTTTCTACAACGAGGAAACGCTCGCGCGCCTGTTCCTTCAGCATTACGCGTGGGCCAACGAGATTCTCGCCGTCGTGTCGAAGTCGTCGGACCGGACGCGCGAGTTTCTCGAAGCCGCGCGCAACGTCCGCGTGATGGACTTTGAGTTTCCTGCGGGGATGGATGACCGAATCAAAACGGACACGGTCAACGTGCTGCTTGCCCAGCCGTCGTCGTTCGACTGGAAGATCGTCGTGGACGCGGACGAGTTCATTTGGGCGTGGAATTGCGTGCCGCCGCATGATTACCTCGCGAGCGTTCCGAGCCACGTCACCGTCGTCGAAGCGCGGATGCGAAACGTCTTCCGACATCACTCCGAGGCCGACCTTGATCTCGACCGCCCGCCGGTGCCGCAGCGCACGCACGGAGATGCCGACAACCGATCAGAGGGAAATCGACCCTACCAGAAGCCGGTCGTCATTCGAGCAAATCGCAGGATTAAGCTCGGGCTCGGGAATCACACGCAGAATGGCGGGACGTTTGACCATTCGTTTTGGTTCGCTGGAGCCCATTGGCAGAACGCTGACCCGTCATTTGCGATTACAAGACGCACGCGCGACCGGCGCGACCGACAAAGCGTGAGCAATTTAAGCGGAGGCTTGGGCGTGCAGAATCACCGAATCACTGAGGACGACATCCAGCGACTTTGCGACGCTCGCAAAAACTGCCCGCAGATTATTAGGATATGACCGCCTCCGACCTCCTCTGCGCCACCCTGCGCCTCCCGCAGCCCGACCGCTCGCCGATCTACGAGTGGGCGCGCAAGCACATCATTTTGCCCGAGTCCTACGCGACAAGCGGCCCCTTCAACGTCAAGATTTCGCCGTGGCTGATTCCGATCTTCGACGCGCTCCAGAATCCGCTGGTTCGCCGCGTGCACTTTCGCAAGGCCGTGCAAATCGGCGGGACGCTCGTGGCCGACATCTGGGTGCCGTGGCTGATTTGCAACGACGCGGGGCCGATCTCGTGGACGATGCAGACCGACGAGATGATCGATAGGCACGCCAAGAGTCGGCTGAACCCCGTCTTCGAGTCGTGCAAGCCGGTCGCCGCAATGCTTCCGCGAGTCGGGCCGAACCGGACGACGACGGAGATTTACTTTGGCGGCTTCTTTTTCCTGCTCAATCCTGCGAACCTTTCCAGCCAGCAGAGCCAGTCCATTCGCTACAAAATCAACGACGAAATCTGGCTCCCGAAATGGCAGGAGGTTTATGGCCATGCCGTCGCCCGCGTCTCGCGCTTCG